GTCAGGGGAACGCACCATGGTCCACCTCCCGCCAACCAGCACTGGTGCCGACTGACCAAACCTGATTTCCTCCACTTCACTCACGGGACGTTCGAGGACCATCTCATGGCCGGAAAATCGCAGTGCAAGGGGTCCGAATTCGCGGACTACGCTAAGGTGGTCTGCCTCCTCAACAAAGATAAGGGCATTGTCGCCGTCAACCAGACAAGAAAACTTATAGCCAAGTTCTCTCATCACAGCATCCACGACAGCCAGCATTATAATGCTGTTGCCCATACCTGTGTTAAAATCGCCAGAAGCACGACCACCATCGCGTTCAAATTTAACACCCCCTTGAGTCACCCCAAAATTCCGCAACTGGTGTTTCAGAAGACCAAGCAAACCAGCCGACTTATTACCATAAGCCGCCTGGTAAACCTGATGTTCCTCTCTCAATTGCCACACGTCCACGTGGGCTTCGAAGGCCTTACCATCAACTTCAAAGCACACCGGCTTCAGAAAGCAGCTCATCTTGCCAACTATGAGGTTCGCCCGCTGCCCAGGAGACAAACCCTTAGCCACAACCCTCATTAACGGCACGCGAGAAGAGCCAACTGATTTAAGATTTCTCCATAACCAGTGCTCGAATGGCTTCAGCCAAGACGCCAACTGCAAGTTGTACCTAGGATCACGAGGAAAAATCATCCTAGGTTTAGGGGGCTTGCCACTTACATTGACCTTCTCAGCCTTCAGAAAAGCGCGAAGCATGACGTCACGAGCTCCTAAAGGACCGTCACGCAACAAAGACTCTTCTGCCTCTACGTACCTACGGCGTAATGCACCCTTATAAGATAACGCCGTTGTGTGGAGGTCCCATCTAGACTCCCCATATCGTCTCGCCACCAACCTAATGCGCCTAAACGCCTTAAGTACAGGTGCCCTGCAAGACTCAGGAGTAGCGGGTGTGGGACCCAGAGACCGCTTCAGTAAGGCAGCGACCTCGTTGTGGTTGCAGTTCGCGTGGACCTGGGGTTTCCAAACCCCGTCAATTGGAGGAGTCCACGCAACATACATCTTACGGGCTCTTTTAGGATCACAAGCCAATCCAGTCTTCAATTCCATCCGGGCACCCTCCCGGATTTC